AACTAGTTCTTTGAGTGCATTTCCTGTTGCTCTACTACTTCCAAATCTTTCAGAAGACATAGCACCCATACCTGCAACTATGGCACAAGATATACTTGTTCCACTACCTGTAGTTTTTAGATCATCACCTGTAACGCCTGTGTAATCACTGTCATTTAATCTATTGCTGATGTCTGCATAGTTTACTGCAACACCTGGAGCAAATACATCGACTTCTTCACCACCGTTTGTTTGTAGTCCAGTACCTTGTTCTACGATAGCACCTGCATCATTTGAGAATGAAGGTACGTTATCTGAACTGTCACTTGCGCCTACTGTTAAAATTTCGTTAATGCCTGCTGGTGAATAATTATCAACATCTCCACCGTTGTTACCTGCCGCGGCAACCATTAAGAAGCCTTCGCGATTTTGCATTAAGGAAACATATCTGTCTAGTACTTGTGATTTTGGAAAACTCCATGCCATGCATACAGTTGGTGCATTAGTATAAGTTGACCCACCCTCATCAAGAAAGTTAATGTCTGCTAATCTTATTGCTTTAAAGGCATTTAGTACATTTTCTAATTTGATAGCACCGCCATCTACTGAAGGGTCGGAAATTTTAACAATTCCTATTGTGGCATCTCCGGCTACACCGTATGTAGCACCATTGATTAAACTAGCCATTGCTGTTCCATGACCGTGTTTGTCTGATGTATCAAAATCTGTACCGGCGTTGCCGTCTTCTATAAATTCAGCAAATCCACCGGGTGATTCCATTACTGAATATATAGGTTCAAAACTTTTTCCTGAGAACTCTGGGTGACCTTGGTCAACACCACTGTCCATTAGATATACTACTGAGTTATTTCCTGTATATACAGGGTCAAAAGTTGTTCTTAGTGGTAAGTTTCTAGTTACTATTCTTTGTTTGTGCCATTCGCTTGTTGCTTCACTAATTAATAGTGTGGCATCTGCTTGGTCCGTTACATTCTCTGATGCAACGTAACCTGTTAGTGATGAAATGCTACTTATGTTAGTCTCGTCGATACTAATTTTATACATACCAGACTTAGCATGATCAAAACTACTATCTATTGTTGCACCTGCACCCGTAAGTGCAGTTTCTGTTGCAGACTGGTCAAAAGAAACAGAATCACCATCTATGTGTTCGTGTTCAAACGATACGATATATGATTTAACAGCCATTTTATTATCCCTTCAATATGTTAATAATTAATAAATCCTTAAACTTGTCAATATTGCGTTTCAGTAATGGTTGTCTAAAATGCTTATCGAACACTTGTAGATAAGGATCGTTACCTATATATTTATCTGCATACCAAGTTTTTAGTGCCTCAAAACCAGTGAATTTGACAGCCTTATGGCCAACAGTATTAAATATATTTTTATACAACTGTATTTTAATATTGTATTCTTGGTCCCATGCATCAACACCTGCACCTCGCGAAACGTCTCTTCCATATTTCTTGTTTAAATCTTTGTATGCATCTGTAGATAATTGATCTATAAAATGATGGCTTCTATAAAAATTAAAAATACTATCATCATTTCTTAAATCTAGGGCATATCTATAAGATAGATATTTTGTACTTAGCCTATCAACAGATACTATGTCATTTATACTGCCGTTTGGTGCACTTGATGTTTCTATAATAGGTCCGTCTATTGATTCAAATACCTTTAGTAATGGTAAAAATTGTGGAGTAACACAATGATATTTTTGTGCAGTTTCTAAGAAATCACCGCTATCAAAAAACTTTAAAATATCAAAATCTATTATTTCAACATCGTCAGCAACATTTTTTATTTCATAATCATTGAATATAATGCCCTGAGATTTGTATCGTATACAGTATGGTTTAAACGCAATGTCCTTGCGTTTAAGCAGGTTATACAATGTAGTGCTATCAATACCACCACTTATAAAAACATTATGGGGTTTTAATTCTAATCTTTCTCTGTATACTTTTTCAAACAGATCGTCAAAGTTTTTATAATTAATATCTTTTTTAACAGTAGAGATAATGTACTCATGCGTATCGTCAAACTCGGATAAATTTTCGTTTATATTTGCACGAGTATTAATTGCTTTTTGTCTTTCAATTTCGCCGCCAAGATACAAGATATCTTTTTTGTATTTTTTTAGTTCGGTGTTATCTATGTCGTCACGCAGAACTTTAAAATATTTGCGTTCGTCTAGTTCACATTTGTTATTAAATAGTTTATCCAATGTTAGTCTTACTTGCGCCGCCGGATATACCGTGCATACAAGAAGCACTATCGATCCCATCTCTGGCGGCTGGTTTACCTTCTATATTTACTTTACTGGAACCAGATGCTACTGTAGGATTGGAATGTGGCGAGTCGCCATGACCTTGAACTGTGTCGCCTTTTCTTGCTGGAGCAATACCTTCAATTGTAGTTCTAGAGGCTCCTGAAGTAATTGGACCTCCTGCTATTGATGTTCCTTTGAGTGCGGCTTTTGACATAGTAATATTATTTATCATTATAAATACTAGTATGAAACTAGAATGGTACCATAATCAAGAAGAAGGCTACATATATTGTGAAATAGACAATATTACATACAAATCTTACAACGGTGGCGATAATATTCTTAAATTTATCGACGGTAATCAAGTTGCTGACTTAGGCAAACATGATGAAAATGACCCATGGGAAAAAGAAAAACACTGGATTAGTGATAATTATTCTGATAGATTTTGTGTCTATGAATTTCACGATGCATCTGCTCAAGAAATGGAGCAATGGCTTGCTGACCACCCTGCATACAAAGAAGCATTTCCGGCCTTTGGTCTACATGAGGGTAGATATTTAGATCGCTTACAGAGAGATTCTTGTGTACAAGTTGGCTCAGATATGATAACAGTAATACAAGATTCTGCTGAAAAAATTCACATCGAATGGGACAAGAATGGTACTGGTAAATTCTATCGCAGAGAATGGTGTGAAGAAAACAGCAGTTTCTACAACGTTCAACCTTGTTGTGTATTTCCTAATAATCCAGGTAGGACAGAACTAAGCGAAGAAGAAAAACAATCTTTAATTGCTGAACACGGAATGGATTTAGATCTTCTTTAAGCCTTTGCTAAACTAATACCAGTAGTACCTTCGATATATTGATCAGCAAGATCCTTCAGTGTATCCATTGTACAAAATACTTTTTCATTTGAAATAGTAATTTCTTTTGATGCATCAGCACTAAACAACCATGGCATCAATCCTAAACCTTGTTGAGTAATTTGTACTGCCATAGGCTTTTCAATAGTAATACCGTTTTCATCTTGACTGATAAAACGTGTAATAATTTCTGTATCGCTGGTTAATTTGATAGTGACAACGTCACCTTTTGTATGAGATTTATTTACTAACATGTGTTTCCTCTGTGTGTGAATATTTATATTATAACGAGAAGCCTGAGAAGGTTTCTTTGTCAACGTCTTGTTTAGTACCCCCAATAACATAACTGCTAATTTCAGTTTCTTGTGGTGCTACTTGTACTTCTCCACCTGTGATCCATGCTTGGGTCCAAGGTAAAGGATTAGTGCCTGTATTAAATATTTTTTCTTGTCCTACGGCATGCATTCTTTTACCTGCTATGTACTCAACATATTGTTTTAATAGTTCAGCATTCAAACCAATGATACTGCCGTCTTTGAATAAGTAGTCTGCCCATTTTTTCTCTTGCTCAACTGCGTCTAAGAAAAGTTGTGTACACTCTTTATAAGTTTCATTTTTAATTTTTTCAAAGTCCTTGTCTTCACGTGGTAAAAGTTTTAGCATTTGTTGTGTACTTGCTAAGTGAACATTTTCATCTCTAGCAATCAGTTTAATAATTTTTGCATTGCCTTCCATCTTTTTAAGTTCTGCAAATGCCCAACTACATGCAAAGGATACATAAAAACGTACACCTTCTAAAATGTTTACACTCATTAAACACATCCAAATACGTTTCTTGTGTTCATACTCGCTGTATTTAGAACTGCCGTTTTCTCTAAGTCTGTTATACTCAATTAATGAATCGTAGTATTGTGTTATGCTGTCTGAACAATCAATAATTTCTTTGATACTCATCATTTCATCAAACACTTTACTTGGATCTGGGTACACATTTCTAATGATATGTGTATAACTTTTACTGTGAATAGTTTCTGAAAATGCCCATGTTTCAATCCATGTTTCTAATTCAGGTAAACTCACAATTGGTAGTAATGCCAAGTTAGGTGACCGTCCTTGTACACTATCTAACAGTATTTGTCTTTTTAAATTACTAGTAAAGATGTGTTGCTCGAAGTCTGTTAAGTCTTTAAAATCCTTGCTGTCTTTGGTAATATCAACTTCTTCTGGTCGCCAAAAGAACCCTAGTTGCTTTTCTGTGAGTTTATCAAACTGCCTATATTTGAGTACGTCAAACCGCTGTACTCCCATGTCGGCAGACAAGAACATTTTACTCTTTTCTGTATATTTTGATTTAGTATTAAGTACACTCATTAAATTTTACAACTCTCGCAATCTTCGTCATCAAGTTCGCCCATGGGCAAATCTTCTAGTTTATCATCTTTGTTAATATCAATCTCGCCTTGCCCATCGTATGTGTTGTTGTAGTACAACTGCTTTCCACCATACTTATAAAACATTAGAAGATCCTGAATTAGCACACTCATTGGTACTTTTTCATCTTCATAGTGTTCGGGATTGTAAGAAGTATTTACCGAAATTCCCTGATCAATATACTTTTGTAGTACAGCCATTATTTTCAAATAGCCTTGTGGTGACTTTTGATCCCACAGTAGATCATATTTGTTTTTATAGTATGGAAAGCCTGGTACAACCTGTTTTAATACACCATGTTTGCTTTGCTTTATGCTGATGTATCCTCGCGGTGGCTCAATTCCATTCGTGCTGTTACTTATCTGTGCAGACGTTTCTGCCGGCATTAATGCCATCAAAGTAGAGTTTCTTATACCATGCTCCTTCAAATTCTTTCTAAGTTCTTTCCAATTTTGTCTTTCTTTATGTGGTACTAATTCGTCGACATCTTTTTTGTATGTTTGGTTAGGAGTAATGCCTAAACCGTATTTTGTTTCGTTTGTGCCTGGGCATTTGCCTTTTTCCATTGCTAGTTTGTTACTGGCTTTAATTAAACTATAACTCCATGCCTCTGCCCACTCGTCGATTAGTTCCAGGTTTGGCTCTTGATATGTCATGCCATGCTTTGCCATCCAATATGCAAAGTTAATAATACCAATTCCCAGTGGTCTTCTCTTCATTGTACTGAGTTCTGCCGCCAAGACTGGATATTGTTGATAGTCTAATAGTTCGTCCAATCCCCTGACTGCAAGTTTGCATACTTTGTTCATTTCTTCAAAGTCTTTGATAACACCCCAATTGACTGCACTCAACGTACACAAACTGATCTCGCCCTCTTCATCATTGATATGTGTTAGTGGTTTAGTAGGCAAATCAATTTCACAGCATAAGTTACTCTGCCTAACTGGTGCTACGTCTTCAATAAATGCACCATGTGTGTTAGCATGGTCAACGTTCATTAAGTAAATTCTACCTGTGTCCTTGCGTTCTTGTACGAACGCAGAAAACAATTCAATAGCAGGAATAGACTTTTTCCTAATACTTGTTTTACGTTCAGCCGCTTCGTATAATTCTTTAAATTTGTCTTGATCAGTAAAGAAACTTTCGTATAATTCAGGAACATCTTTAGGTGAGAACAATGTGATGTTACCACCGCTGATGAGCCTTTCATACATAAGTTTGTTAAACTGTACACCGTAGTCCATGTGTCTAACACGATTGTCTTCAGTACCTTTGTTGTTCTTTAGTACTAGCAAGTCTTCTACTTCTAAATGCCAAATTGGGTAATATAAGGTAGCCGCTCCACCTCTTACTCCACCCTGACTGCAACTTTTAACTGCTGATTGGAATAGTTTATAGAAGGGGATAACTCCTGTGTGAGTTGCGTCTCCACTCCTAATAGGCGAGCCAATTGCCCTAATACTACCTGCACCTATACCAATGCCTGCCTTTTGACTTACATACTTAACAACAGCACTAGACGTTGCGTTAATGCTATCTAAACTGTCATCAGTTTCAATCAATACGCAACTGCTGAATTGCCTTTGCGGTGTTCTTACACCTGCCATAACTGGCGTAGGCAAGGAAATTCTAAATGTGCTGATAGCATCGTAGTATGCTTTCACATACGCCATTCTTTTCTTTTCAGGATATCTACCAAACAATGTAGCCGCAATCATCATGTATGCTACTTGCGGTGTTTCGTAAATTTGACCTGTTGCTCTGTTCTGTACTAGGTACTTACCACGGAACTGTTCCATAGCCGCATAAGTTAAATCTTCATCGCGTTCATGCTTGATATAAGTTTGTAATTGATTTATTTCGTCTTTGGTGTAGAGGTCTGTGAACTCTGAATCATAAAAGCCATCATCAATATTTTTTTGTACAATATCACAAAGACACGGTGGCTCAAATGTGCCATACACTTGCTTACGCAAATGATAGTTGATTAATCTACCTGCTACATACTGATAATTTGGTGTCTCTTCTGATATAAGATCCGCTGTACTTTTAATTAATGTTTCTTGAATATCAGTTGAGTTGATGCCATCATAGAATTGTATTTGGCTATTGATTTCGACTTGTGATGCACTAACACCAGTAAGGTCTTCTACTGCATACATCACGACCTTGTGTAATTTGTCGATATTTAGGTCTTCTCTAGTGCCGTCTCTCTTTGTAACTTTCATGAATCTTTGTGAGTTTTTCCTGTCTAATAATTTCTCTAACTGTTATGTAATTATCAAAATTTTCAATATTTACACTTGTATTCGGTAAAATGTTATAATAACATACTCCGTCAAAAAACACAAGTCCTTCATGATAAATTTCTTTATTTTCGGCTACAAGCCACCTTACGTTTTTTGTATCTATGTATTCTAATTGTGCTAATGTATGATACAATAATATTGCTTTACCACTCATACAAAACATTTCTGCTTCAAGTACTTCCCACGGTGTAGGCCAAGTACTTGGCGTAAAATAGTCAAAACTTCTAGGCTTTGTTTCTATTCTATTGATGTATTGTAACACATTTTTCAACGATGGGCGACCATTTTTATATTCTCGCCATATTGACAATCGTTGTTGGGGATTAACTATTTTGTCAAGCAATTATCCCAGCCACTTTCTAACTATGTATTTAAAGGTTGCAGTTCTGGGTGTGCCATCAGTTAAATTGTTGGTTGCTGTTAAAACAAAAGTATTTGTACTGTTATCATATGTTGTGCTTAAATCAAATGTTGATGACCCGAAACCATTTTGCATTACAGCACCAGTGTCATTTAATGATGCATCTTGTAAAGTTTGATTTGCTGTAAGATGTACTGTACCTGTTCTAGAATATGCATTACCTGTACCGCCAGCCGCTGTTACAGAATATTCTATGATCACAGCAGTTACATCAACTGCACTAAAAGTTACAATACCAGTTGCGCCTGCTGGACAACTTTTTGTTATTGCTTCGAATAATGAATTAGCAGAACCTGTTAATAATACAGCATAGTCATCTTGTGTTAATAGTCTTTGGTTTGTTTTTACATTTGTTAGTCCAGTAATATCAGAATTTTCACTAGCACCAAAAATTTTATTTGTTATTGTTGAAAAGTTT